TTATTTCGCCACCCAGGCGCCGTTTTCGCAAACGTAAAGGGTTGAACCACTGCCCCCATCAGTCCTCAGGAACAGCGAGGGCGTGACGCAGCTTCCGCTGGGCGCTCCGACGCCATACCGGATCTGGGCCGTGCTGTCAGGGAAATGCATCAAGGTGCCGAAAGCTGCGGTTGTGAACGCAGGAAGCGCATTGCCGGCACTTCCGCTGTAATGCACGTCCATCAGATAACCGCTGATAGGGATGTTCGCACAATTCTGCTCAACCCCGCAGGAGAACGTAACAGTGTCCAGGGCATAAACCCCGTTGGGGCTTGCTGCGGTAGCATCATAAAAATAATTTGAAGAAGGTGCTGCATATCCGTCGCCTATGCGAAACACGTCGTTGCCAATCACAGACGTGTTGTCGGTAAATTCGACGGCGTGGAGCGGCGGGGTTGGGCCCGGGGCCGTGGTGCCCTCGATGGTCGAGTACATCAGGTTTTTGTTGACATAGAGGAAGCCAGGGTAGCCTTCCTGCCGCCACTTGACAGACATGCTGGAGTTGTTGCCTTCGAAATCCAATGCATACTGAAAAAGCGATGAGCTGTAGCTTGAAGATTGGCTCAAGTTCCAGCTATGCCCCGTGAGGGTCATGTCGGAAGTGCCCTCAAAATAGGCTGCCGGCCCCAGCCCAGCCGATTCGAGCTCCATATCAATAAAACTGTCTTGTGTTTCTGATTGAGAGCCACTCCCCCAGGGATCCAATGTGCTGTTCAGTCCAAAGTGGTTGGTAGCCGTCACGACAAGCGGATAATCGGCCTGCACCCAGTCCCGCTCGTAATACTGAACTTCAACCCCGTACAGGTAGATTCCATAAGAAACCACGCTTCCACTGGTGTGCCTGGGAAGCTTGAATGTACAGTCCTGAATCTTGTTTTCCTGCCCCGACACCCCGGAAGCGGAACGCCCGGACAGATATCCAATTTCGCTGGGATTGCTCAGGCCGGACACTGTCGCATCAAAGACCAGATCGCGGAAACTGACTCCACCCATTGCGGTAGTGTCAATGATGGGAGAGTTTCCTGTGTTTCCGCAGATCTTGGAACCATTAGGGAAATTCCCTGTGGCCCCCTGAAAGATGACTTGATAAGCAAGCCCCGAGGCTCCGCCAGTGAGATTCAGCGTTTCATTAAACAGATAGCATGAGGTTGTCGGCGGAACATAGACAATCCCGCCTCCGGCTGCAACCGCTGCGTTGAAAGCCGCCAGGAAGGCCGGGGTATCGTCAGTCGCTCCGTCCCCTTTCGCCCCGTAAGACTTGACGTTGAACACCTGGCCGCCCTTGTCCATGAGGTTCGTAACAAGGGTAGCGCCATTCCCGCTTGGCGTGAGCGCAATGTTCTGGTTGGTGCCTGACGCTGCGCAATTGACCGCGCCCGCCGAACTTGTTGCGCATGGCTGCGGCGTGAACCAGGTCCGGACGTCGGTGATGGAGGTAATAGACGTTGCGTTGGTCACGATGACGGCAATGGGAATTTTCCCCGGCGTGAAAGCGGACGCGCTGGCGGCCGGTGAACAGTTGTTGGCAGGGTCCAGATAGACGTAGTTTGTCGTGTTCGCTGTGAGCGCCAGAGAGCCGCCGGGATAACTGACCGGGAGCGGAGGGTTCCCGCAGTAAGCCGTGCCCGCGCTCAGTTGCAAGGTCAGTCCGCTGCCCGCCGTCGGCCAGTAGCCCGGCGCCATGCCGTTCACGTATTTCGCGTTCACCGAGTAGATCGGCGTTCCGCTCGGCGCCTGCGGCTGCTGGCCGAAAAGCAATTTGGGATGATGAATTACGAATAGCGAGGCGGCGATTGAAAGGACCGCCCGTGCCGTCCTTGTCCATTTCATCATTTTGAATCCGGAACTCATCGTTTTCACCATATTTGCACCTTCGCGGTCGCCGTTGGATCAGAGGCGACAAGATAGAGATTCATGTTGTCGTACATGGTCGGCGACTGAAACCAGATGGCGCCGCTCGACGTCATCTGAATCAGTACGCCTGCAGGCGTGCGGCCCAGCAAATGAGGCAGAGTAAAATTCCCCACCGCACCGGGCTCGGCATCCAGTTGTCCCCAGAGCCGGGTGGCTTGCGTGACGGAGGTGATTGCGGCGGCGCTCGACACCACGATCCCAATGAAGGCATCACCTGGCGTACCAGCCACTCCGGTCTGGTTGTAATAGAATCCGTTGATGGAGTTATAAAAGAGATAACTGGTTGAACTCGCCGGCGCCGCAACGAGCGTCGGGGCTGAACCGGGAGCATAACGAAAGCCCTGCGCGTAGAGCACGCCCGCGGTGAGCCCCGGCACAAGCGTGGAAGAAGTCGAAAGGGTGAAGCCTGAGACCACGCCGGATATTCCCCGGTCTGACACCCAGGCCGTTACCGTGGGAGCAGCCTGGATGGCCGTCTGCACGTCATTGGCGTCCTGCATCAGGCTATCGATGATTTGCCAGTTGGTATCCAGGTCGGTTTCGTAATTCGCCCCGTGCTGGGGCTCGATGATTCCCTTGCGCGGAAGAACTGTCCTGACGACTGCCATTTTGGGGTTTCCTCATTCTTTGATTTGGTGATCGAGCGGTTCGAGGTCGGTCAAATTGACTGACCAACTCACTGTCTCATTCAGTCGATCGCGCAATCCCTTGATCAACTACTCAATCGTGTTGCTATAGTCCGCACCTTCACGAACCCGCCGTTGGTCGGATACTCGGTCCCATTGTCCCAGTAGTGGACTTCGCAGTGCACCAGCCCGGGGTTGGCCTCATTTTTCTCTTCCACCCAGAAGTCCAGCAGAAAAAGCGTGCCCGGCGCGTCATTGGCGTTCGCCCGAGCGGGCTTGAGGAGGGCCCCGTTTGTCGCCGCACCACCGGCCGGCGAGCGCGAACACCAGGCGGCGACTTCATATTCCAACTCCTGCCGCGCGTAAACGTACCCATCCACGGGGCTCGTGGGGATGATCACCGTCTCTCCGTTCTTGTACCATCCGTAGAAGACTTCGGGGCGAACCGCGGCAAATTTCGCATTGTTGTTGATCTTCGTCAGATCGTAATCCGTCAACGGCTGGTCCGCCTGTAAAACTGAGTCAGGCAAATCCACAAAGCCCGGGACCGTCGCAAAAGTCATTTGACCCATATCGTTAATCCTCCCTGACGGCGGGTTCCACACTTACCCCACCGCTAACATCAAGTCCGTCCTTCAAAAAACTGTTTTGCCCGCTGTGCCGTCGGAGTATGCTTCGGAAGCTTCCTGCGAAAGGAACATGTAGCGCTGACGCTGAGCAGTTGAAGCCACACTCCATGCAGGCGTCCCCTGCGGAGCAATCCGCGAAAGCGCTTTGGCCCCCATCCAGTCCATGTCAAGCAACTGATAGGCCATCTTGCCCTGCGCGTAACTGGGTTGCTTGTCAATCACTTCCATGATGCGGTTGTAGGTTCCGCGCGTGCCGGTTTCCAGATTGGGCAGCAGCGGATGGGAAAAATATACAAAGTCACCGGCCTCAATTGTGAGGTTCATAAACTGGCTGGTTACACTGAGCGTGGGAGCTCCGCCGCGCGGCGAGCCCGTGACTGGATTGACGCCCGCGTAACGCTGGAAAATCCGGTTGGCCGTTATTCCCGCGAGCGAGGCTCCGCCGCGCACAAGCCTCATCCCTTTCGATTCGATGATGTTTTCGCCGGCCAGACCGAACTGCTGAAGCGAAGGCGCGCAGAGGAACAGCAACTCGGTCTGAAATTTGCTGCCATCGTAATCCATCCGGAAAGTCACCTGGTTGATCAGCGGGCTTGGCTTGACGCTCGGAAGGGCCGTAATGCTCCTCTCATTGAGCGAGGCGAGACCGGCAAAAGAATAGGGCGGAATAAAGAACCTCGGCGACATGCGACCGTCCGCAAGAATGACCGCATAACCGCCCAGCGGATGAAAGATTTCAAACTCCAGGAACTGCTTGGCCTCCACCGGTTGCGTGAAAACAAATTCAAAAAGATAGCCGGCAAAAATTCCGTTGCGGTAAAACAGTACCGTGCCAACGTCAAGGAAAGGATTCGGGTTGATCAGCGTCGGGTTTGATGTGAAAGTGGAATCCCATTGAGCAGGGTCGTAGAGCTTCCACGCCGAAGGGTCAAGCAATGGCGACTGGCCCAGCCCGAGTTCATTCTGGATTACCATCAGGAGCACATCCATCGGATTCGCCAGCAAAGTCCGGGGATGCTGGTTTGAGACCGGCGCGCCGTCATCGCCCACCGTGAAAATCTGCGATTTGGCATAACGGTTGAGGTCCTGGCAATCGAGACGGAACCCGCCGCCGTTGGGGAGGACCTCAACGCCCTCGATCTCCTGTGTTGCGACGGTCACGAAATCAGACGAATTCATCCCGGGATATCCGACGCTCAGCGTCAGCCTGCGTCCCACCAGTTTTCCGCCACTTGCAAGCCCCGTCATGAATCCGCCGCCATCGATCACGTCAATCTCAAGCGCCCCGATGGAACTCTGTCCCTGCAATTGCTGGATGCTTTGATGCACACCCTGCGGGACCTTCATGAATGGATGCCTGCCGAGGTCGGAAGAAGATGTTGCCAGCAGAATGTCATTGCGCGTGGCCGTCAGCCAGAACCAGGCTGCTGCAGGGAGCGTCTTGCGCACGGCCATTCCCCACGGCAGCGCACGGGAGGCCAGCGAATAAGAAAGCAGCCCATCCCCGGCCGTGGTTCCGGCAACAATCTTCATGCTTTCCACCAGACGCGCTGTGAATGAGGTCAAACCGCCTGCGTAATTGGAGGTGAAGTAGGTCTGCAGGTCCGTGTTATCGCTCAACCGAAGCAGGGCGGCGAGGATCGTCCAGGTCTCTTCCATTCCGACCGATCTCGGCGATCCTGAATAGCCGCCCGTCGAATCCGCATAGGGCTTGAAGCCGTCAAATGGGGTCAGTTGCTGATACGCTTCGTTGTAGGAATTTGCGGCCGAACTGGCAAGAACCTGCTGGTTTGGGAGAAAGAAATTCTCGTACGCAAACTCCAGGCATGAAACAGCCTTGGCGTCATCTCCGATTTCGTGGCAGAAAAGCGCCGACCAGCCGCTTGCAGAGTCAAGCGCCAGTGATGTGTCCAGGCCGGAGGCTGTCACACCGTGAGCGAAGTGCCCTTTCACGCTTCCCGAAGCAGGAACCCAAAGCTGATTGAGAAGTGCTGTGCTGATTGCCCCGGCTTTCGAAGCTGCGGCGCCTGCAACCGTCTTGAGAGTGCCGGATTGATCTGTTGTAATCAATCCCTGCGTCAGCAGGTTTTGTGCAGCCACAGGCAGCACGCGCGAGGCCCTGTCAAAGGCAAAGTAGCATGCAATATTATCCCGCGTCATCACGCTTGAAATCGGGCCGGCCAGAAATTGATAGCCCGGGTCCTGATAAAGCCCCCAGCCCATCGTAATCAGGTTCTGGCGCGCGTCCGCGGCATTCGATTGCATCGAGAAGAGAAACTGGAGCATGCTCTGAAGGGCGAGTGCCGCACGCTCAAAATCGCCTGTCCGCTCCATATAAATCCCATAGGCATATGCCACCCAGGCCACAGCGCCTGTGCGGATGGACATCTGGTCAACCTGGCCGTTATAGATGTCGTACGAGGCGTTAAGCGAACCGGCAGGCTTGGGCGCCCCGGCGGTCAGGTCATCCAGACTCAAGCTGCCGATGGAATTGAGCTCAACGGAAAGCGAAGTAATGGAAGTGACGGTTTCGCCGCTCAAATACCGGCTGATGGTCGCGTTGAGATCAGCGAAATAAACCTGCCAGGCGTTTGCAACCAGCGGCACAACCGCCGTAATCGTCTTGGAGGTAGAGTTGTAGCCGGCAATCCCTGAAGAAGCAAGCACGAAGGACGCCACCTGGCTCGTGGAACTGGTCAGCCCAACCGTGAACTTGAAATCGGCGCTTGCTTTGAACCGCCACTGCAACATGGAGTCGATCGCATCGGGCAGCCCGATTCCGGTGAAACTCCAACTCGCCGGCGCTGTGGTGGCGGAGAAAGTAATCACTTTCGATCCGCCTGACGCCGCGGGCGGTTCACTGCTGTCCAGAATGTTGCTCACCGAGCCGCCGCCGGACTGGAGTGACCACCGCGACGTCGTGCCATCCTGCGCGTCTTCAAGAACGATTGAAGGCAGATAGCCCGGGCTGGCAAGAAGCTGACTGAGTCGGTCGATGATCTTCGCCGCCTGCTCCCACAACCCTGCAACGGTGAGACTGATAACGGCCAGCGCCGCGCTGTAAATCGAGCAGCGGTTCTGCACGGCTGGCAAGTTAGAGACAGTCAGCTGCTGCCCGCTGACGAAATCAGGATCGCCCGGAGGGACCTCCACTTCGCGCGGCAACTCCGGATACGCCGCACCGGCCTGCAGGGTCGAGTAGAGATCAACCGGTCCCAGCACAGGATCGTTGTAAAGGACGTGTGCAACCAGCGTCCCCGTTGCAACAACTACGCTGCTGCCGAAGCGCGCGTGGGTGGAATCCTGCACGATGATCGGAACGTTGTCTTCCTGAAGGGCCTCGCCATCGCTCTTCACCGTTACCCGGACAAAATAATCACGGAGCCTCGTCCCCACGCCCATGTTCGAGTGCGCAATCCATCCCGTGACCGTGGAAACGGATGAGTCCGCCGCAGGCTGCGTCGTGTTGGCGTCCATTAGAAATGCGATCACCGTTCCCGGCTGTACAGACGCCACCGCCCACGAACCGTCGGGAGCGATCGTTGCCGAACCCTGGTAATAGAAAGCGCCGGCCCAGGAATAAACGTCCACGCGGTAGGCGGAGGCCGGCTGGGTCAGATTGACCGTGCGGCCGCTGACGGCAGTGGTGAAACTGAGCGTGAAAAGATTAACGAGCAGATTGCCGGAGACCAAAGGTGTTGCAGAGTAGTTAATAGGGAACCCGTCCGGTCCAGCCTGATCGTCGGCCGCAACCCCCGCGGCCGGATCGAGGACGATGTTCGGAACAACATCCTGCGCGAGCGCCGCGAAGCCGCCGTTGGCAGCGTCCACGGCGCCTTCAACAAAGCGCGCGGTAGTCTCAGTCGTGAGCACAGCGCCTGAAAACGGTGAGACGTTGGTGCCCGTCTGCGCCAGCATCCACGCGAGTTCCCTGTTCAGCACCGCTGCAAGATCGCCGGGATAGAAATCACTGACCTCTGCCATTCCAGTTGCTCCCCCAAACTTATTGAATGATCAGGCGATTGGGCCATTGAATCGTCGAGTGATTGAGAAATCGGAGCTTGGAAGTCCTGAATCCCAAATCATTCCATCGCTCAATCATTCAATACCCATAGCCCGTTGTGCCGTAGCCGTTCACGCCGTAGCCGGTGTGCGAAACGTTCATGTCTTCCGGCCGAAAGCTTGTCAGAATATCCAGGACGCCCTCAATCTGCACAACATAGAGCGGCCGCTTGGCGAGCGCGGCGTTGTTCACATTGAAGCTCGGATTCGTCGTTAGCGGCATCTCTCTCGACTCCCCTCAACAGAACAGTTTCGCAGTTTCGTTCATTCAATCGCCCAATCCCTCACTGAATCCAAATCTAAACGCTCTCCCTGAACTTCAGCTTCACGCTGTAAATGCCGGGCGCCATGTACTCAATGGTTCCGCTGGTGTCTTCCAGCAGGCAGTTGATGAATCCGCTCTGCGAGGCGTCGGGATAGTAGGCGAATGGTCCGCCGGTGAGCGCGTAATCCAGGAACGCCGACCAGTTTGCCAGGTCCGCCCCGGCCTGGATGTAATCCACGTTGAGCTCAAGGAACGTCTCGATGCGCTCCAACACGGACTCGCGCACGCCGGAGGTTGAGATGTTGTCGTGCCGCACGGCGTTCTTCACGTAACCGGGCTGCTGGCGCGGCGCTGTAGTGAAGTTCAGCGTCTGGTCCGTTCCACCGGCGGGCGTGTAAACGATCTTGGGATATGCCATGTTCCGTCCTCAGTTTTGCGGCTGCGCTTTTCAATCTGCAGCGGGATGGGCCCTTACGCGCGCGTGGCAGGCTGTCGAACCACGGTGTAAGCAACCAGGTTCACATCGCGCTCCATCACCGCGGTCGAGATGTGCCGCACGAGTTCGTCGATGCCCGCCTGCCCGCCATACACCGGTCCCTGAAAGATCACCTGCACCGTTTGCGGGCTCTGCGAACTGCTCGAAGAGTGTCCTGTGGTCTTTTCGGCGGCGGACTTGCCAGCGGAGGATTTGCCGCTTGCAGAACCAGCGTGACGCGAACCTCCGCCGGAATTTCCGCCTGCCAGCGCCTGCGTCGCGAGCCCTGCGGCGCCGCCCACTGCGCCGAACACAGCCGCCGATTCAAACGCCTGCGCCGCGCCTGAGAAATCTCCGATCGCAAGCAGATAAAATCCCAGCGCGGTGGAATAGATGGCGCGCACCACAGCTTCCTTCGCAATGGCGCCGATCGAAGTCAGCGCGGCCTTCTCGAAAGCCTGGCCAATGCTCTTCTGCCAGACGTTGGCGTTGCCCACGTTGCGGACCAGCGCGGAATCGAACAATTGGAAGCTTCCGAGCAGGCTCGACTGGAGCGCGTTCGAGGCGCTCAGGGCTCTCGAAAAGGCGTTGTGGAGACCCGCTCCCCACGCGCCGGCCGTCTGCTGGCTTTGCCTCAGCGAAGCGTTCAGGCTGTTCAGGCTCAGCCCGAAATTGCCTGTCAGGCCTTGCAGCGATTTCTGCACGCTCCCAAAGCTGGATGTACCGCGGCCCGCCCACTGCGTAAGGTCGGATCCCAGGCCGCTCAGGCTGCCGCTGAATTTCGTGCGGAACGACTGAATGCTCGATTCCGCCTGCGACGGATCCGCCGCGATGCGGATTAAAAGTTCTGCTGCACTGTTTGTAGCCATGATTTTATCGACCTGCTCTTACATACCTCTCAGCGGATTCCGCAGGAGTGATTCGCCGACCGCCCGTGTGCGCGTGTCCGTCCGTCGCGCTACCAGTGAACGTCTTTCGCCCGCCGGCCGCCGGACGGTTCCCCGAGACCTTCCGCCAAGGCGTTTGCGGTTTCGCGCTCCCATTGGAGCAGTCTGGCCGCCGCGGCCAGGTCGAAATCGAGCGCGATCACCGCGTCGCTTAAGCCCACCATGCTGCTCGGCCGGCAGCCGAATCGTTCCGCGGCCAGGGCAAGCAGGGTAAAGTTTTCAGTTCTGACGAAACCCCTCCAGCCGGGCGCTGGAGATCTCCTCTCGTGCCGAATTTGCCGCGTTGACGGCCGCGTTCCCCGCCGCTGCGCCGGCCTCGTTTCCGCTCATCGCGCGGCATGCCCACTCAAAGATGAACGCGCGGTCCTGAATGGGAATCTCATCAAGCGAAATTTCTCCCGGCCCGTCGCCGACGGGCGGATCGACCACGCTCGCCTCGACCAGCCGGGCCGCGAAGCCGGCGAGATCGAGAATTTCTTCGCGCGTCAACTCGCGGTCGCCGGCGCTTTGCGACGATTGCGGGTCTTCCAGCGCCACGGCCAGCAATCGCTGCGGTATTCGCCCGGACATCACCCATTCGAGCGGATCCGGCCGTGCCGCCAGGATCGTAGCCCCGCTCGGCAGGGTCAGCGACTCCGCGCGGTTTACGCGGTCTGCTCTGGCCGCCTGCCGCCAGCTTTCCGATGTTGCGATGCCATTGCCCTTCCGCATAGAACCTCCGTTCACTACTTCACTGACTCGTTTCTGATGGATTCAATGAATCAATTTCTAAACCTGCCTGTAGATTTTCCCCACCTGGTCTCCCACGGGCCGCGTGGGGTCAGCGAGGCCTTCGAACTTGATCTTGTAGGTTGTTTCCTTGGCGCGCTGGAAAGGCAGTTGCAGCGCCTCGGCCTGATAAGCCTGATAGAGTTGTGTCACGACGAACTTTCCCGGGGCGTCGCGCCGCGCAGAGATCACGGCGACCGATGTCTTCGGGATCGCCATCAATCCGCCGAAGGAAATCTCTTCGTAGTTCTGCGACCCTGCCGGCAGCGATGCGTCCGTACCCGTTGTGAAGGTCCCGTTCACGATGTAATTCTTCAGCTTCTGGAGGTCGGATTCCTTCAGCGTCACTTCAATCGATGCCGCTTCGCCCGTCAACACCACGTCCACAGGACCGGTCACCTGGTCTGCCGTGATTTCCGCCAGCTTCGGAGTCAGGACCATCGTCGCCGCACCATCTGTGGCTCCGGCGAAGAGCGGGGTCCCCGACGTAGGATTTCCGTTCGAGTCGATGATCAGACGGCTTCCCGTCGCCGGAACGGCAACGTTCAGCCATAACGCGCCCGGCCCCTGATGGATTTTTGTTGCATCAACATTTGCCATAAATTCCTCCCATGACAATTTGTGATTGAATCATTCGTAATCTGCGATTTCTGAATTCGAGGTCCAGCTTCTCAATCGCCGCTTTCAATTCGTCATTCTCTCGATCACTCAATCGCAAATCACAAATGACTTAGCGAGTTCACTTCCCTGCAACCGTCCAACTCGTCCCATCGCAGAAAGCAAGAACATGGTTCGTGCCGCCGCCCGTGATCGTCGAACCCCAGCTGTTGACGGTGGAATCAGAGATCGCCAGCAACGCTCCCTCGGTGGTGCTAGAGCAGGCTGGAGCCGAAGCGAAGGCTACCGGGCGAGTTCTCATCGCCCCTGCAACATCAAAAGGCACTTGCGGGTTGGTATTCAGAATTCCAATCCAGCCCTGGCTGGTCAGCACATCGTCGGTGGCGTTGTTGTACTGGTAGCGGAAGTACACTGTGCTGCCGTCGCCGTAAACGCACTCACCGTTCGGGCCGCCAATCCAGAAGCAGTCGTTCACTGGAACCTGCGCCGAGGCGAGCTTGAAGAAGTTGCCGAGTTGGCCGCCGACGGTCGAAAGCACCACGGTGTTGTTTGAGCCGAGCGAGGGCGAGGCCGGGTCGACGCAGACGTTGAGGGCTGTCTGTCCGCAGGAGATGGTATTCGTGTCGGAGCCGGAATCGAGATAAACATCGGCCTTGGTGTTAGTGCCGGAGTCGAATCCGTTATTCCCAATCAGACTGAAGTTTTGCGAATTCAGCAGCCGGATGCCGTAGTAGTAGTTGGTCTCCTCAATCAGGTTTCCAGCGATATAGTTGCCCATATCCGCCGATGAACCTGCACCCGCGCCATTAAAACGAATCGGAGCGTCGCCCGCTGTCGCGCTGCCGCTGCCCTGCCCGATGGTGTTGTCGGTGATCTGCACGCCGTTCGCGTAGGTGTTGCCCACAATGGCGTGGCGAACGCGGTTAAAAAAGTTATCGCGGATCACCGTGCCGTAGCCCTGAAACGGAGCATCAGAATTGGCAGTTCCGAGATCGGCAACGTTTGTACCGCCCAGGATGATTGCATCCTGCGTGTTGGCGGTTCCTGTTTGGCTGGAAGTGAAGTTCAGGTCGTGCGCCCTGAGCGTTGTGTTTGTGACCTGAATGAACGGGATAGAGTCCGTTCCCGTATCCTCAAGGGTCAGGTGGTCGATCTCAAGCGCCCCTGCCCCGCGACTGTCAATCTTGGCAACAGTGTTGGACGTTTCCGTCAGGTTGAGGATTGCCCCATGCTGCGGCGCGGCTCCCCACGAGGCCCCATTGGCATCCATCAAAGCGCCAGTAAACCTCAATGGAACCTGCACGGGCGGCGTACCAGCCGTATACGGAATCGTCAGTGCCCCAGCCACGAGATATGTCGCGGCAGGGAAGTAGATCGTTCCGCCGCCTGCTGTATTGGCGGCATTGATGGCCGCCTGAATTGCTGCTGTGTCGTCTGTGGTTCCGTTACCTGTCGCTCCATAGGCTTTGACGTTGAAGACTTGCCCGCCCTTGTCCTGGATGGAAGATGCATTGATCACCGTCGGCAACTGCGAGGGCGCAACCATCTGCGACGGCGCGCCAAGCGCGGCGCTGCGCACGTCGGCCAGCTTCACGGGTGCAGCCGACTGCGGCACGACCCACGTCTCAGTCCGATAGGCCACGCCGTTCAGCTTGTAGGTCACGCTGTAGCTCGTGCCCGTGGGCGTTGAACCGGCATTAGGGACCAGAGCCACGCTGAACGCCCCGTTCGTCACTGGCACGGTCGCCACCGTTCCCTGAAACACCACGGTGCCATCAGCGGCCGTGAAGGTCGAGGTCGCTGAAATCACGATCTGGCCGTTCGGCAGGCTGCCGTCCGGCCCATGGATTGTGTCCGCCACCGTTGTCGTGGTCTGTCCAAACGCCGGTGGTGGGAGCACCGCCGCTACAGCCAGCGCCGCCGCCACCATGCCGACCGGCGCGCACAGCCGCGCCGCTTTTATTATTCGCCGCATGATCCTTTCATTTCCCCTTCTCTGCATCGTCGTGTCCCCTCCCAGCATTCCTCGGCCCCGCCGCCTCATCCGGATTTGCGCCCCGGCGCAATCCGTACCTGCGTTGATAATCTGTAACCTGTAATTGACTTTCTCGTTTAGTCCCTCACGCTTTACTCCGCTCATGCCGTCATCGCTCTTCCAGATCGATGGCAAACTCAATCTGCGGGCCGCGAGCGAGCGCCCCGCCGCGCCGCGTGACGAGCGCGCCCAGGTTGTGCCGCGTGATACGAAGATCGAGAACGCGCGAAAGAGTAGGATCGAGTCCCGCTGTTGTCCCGCTCGGAACGGTGGTGTGGCTGATGGGCAGCGGCGTGTAAAAGTCCTCGAGCGGCACGGAGGTCAGCACCAGGTCCGCGACGCGCAGCATGTCCATAGCGTCCTCGGCCAGCCATTCCGGGTCCGTTCCAATCAGGGCCATTGCGCAATAGAAGCTCATCGTTTCCGTGCGCAGACTGATATCGCTGGAAAGGTCGAAATCGACCTGTTGCGCCACCAGCACCAGCGCCGGCCAGTTCTGAATGAGCGTCGCTTCTTTGAGGAAGGCCGCAAACGGCGTGAGCGGACGCCCCGCCGGCCGCGTGGCGTTCACAATGTCAAGCGCCGCCTGCTGGTCGCGCTGGAAAATGGCGATCAGTTGATCAACCACGGGCCGGGCAAAAGTTGCCTGGTATTTTTGAATCATCGTTTCATCCACAGAGAACGGGATTCCAATTGCTGATTACGAGTTACCAACTGCGAAGCTATGAACAGCGGTGATGAATCAGGGACCCGACCAGAGATCGAGTCCAGTATTCGTAATCTGTTCTGTTCGATAACTCATCATTCAGAACTCACACGTCGGCCCCGAGTGCCGTACCATCGGGAAAGTTGAGGTGCGATTGAAGCTGTTGAAGGACAAAGCCCACCCACCTGTCCTCCCGGTCCGCGGCGAGCACAAGCAGCGGCCGCATGGGAACGCCGTGGCCGCAGTGCGGGCCGGGCGGCGGCAGGGTTACGCCAAAGCCCCAGCCTGCGCCCGACTGCTGGTACATCGCATAGGGCAGGTCCGTGCCGATCGCAAGCGAGTGGCTGTCGATTGCTTCCACATGGTTCGCGGACTCCGGATCGGTCAGCGAATCGAACAACGCCCCCGTGTCCTGCAGGATGCCGCCGCCTCCGCGTTTATGCTTAAGCGTTGAAGGCGCAAGCGGCGCCCAGGGCGTGCCGGTTGCCGCTCCCGCGCTCGCAAACTGATCGGCGGCCATCTGCCGGGCATCCTCCGCAATCATCGCCATTGCGGGCGAGAGATCGCTGAGCTGCGCCTGCAAAACGTTCAGGCCGCTTTCAACTGCATCCGATTTCGTTATGCCTTCAAAGCGAATCATTGCTTACCGTGCCCTGTTGCAGTGATGTGCTTCAATGACGAATTGCCGATTGCCGGTTAACCTGGCGGATTTTTGGCGCACACGGGCTTGCAATTCCCAATTTCCAATTCTTGCCGGCCTCACGCCAAAGACCCCTTGCTACGACCCATGACTCAGACCTCAGTAAACGTCGTTCTTGCGAAAGAGCAGGTTGCTGTCTGTTTCAGGGTCGGAGGGGTCGGTTTCCTGGCCCGCGATGCCGCCGAACGCCGGATAAACGTCCTCCGTGCGCGCCGCGGAAACGAAGAGCTTGTCATAGGTTCCCTGGCTGAGTTCGCTGATCATGTTCTCGAAACTCTTCCGCAGAGTATTGGGATTGGCCCATCCCTGCGCCGACGTTCCCGGGCCGAGCAGGGAGAAGAGCGCATCACCGAGGTCGGCAGCCGCGCCGTTTTCATTGATCAGCGCGAGCACGGCGTACGCCTGCGGATTGACTGTTTCGAGGCCCGTCAGATCAAAGCCCCTTGCCGCGGCGATCGCCGTGATGCGCGCCGCCTGATTGTCAATCCAGGTCTGGATCTGCGCGTCGCTCGGGTTCTGGTTGGTCACGCCGCGCTGGAATCCGGGATAGTGCGCGGCAACGGCGTCAACGGTTGTAAAACTCACTGCGACCTCCTGAGATCATTTGCGATGGAGCGGCCGGGCGATTGAGCGATTTCTGGATTGGCCCATTGATCCACTGGCCGGTCGTCTTATTGCAGGCGCAAAAGGCGCGCGTCCCGGGCCGGCAAATGCGGCAATGGGCAAATTCTGCGATCAGCAAATCCTCCATCGCTCAATCGCCCATGGCCTTACGCCACGGCGCTTTGCCACAGGTACGCGGCGCTGGGCGCGACGACCTTGGCGTCGTAGTAGAGCTGGACTTCCACCACGTCCGCCGTGCGCGACTCATCGCGATAGCGCTTCACCAGGAAACCGTTGGTGTTGGCGCCGAAGAGCCACGTGAACTGATAGCCCAGCGAGACGGTGCGGCGTCCAGGCGTGGGTGGCTTGTAGAACAGCAGCGCGTTCTTGCCCCAGATGTACTGGAAGTTGTCCGGATCGCCTTCCTTGGCGACGTTCTTGATGGCGCCGCCGATCAGGAAGTAATCCACATTGAAGACCGACTTCAGGTGGTCGGGCTGAAGGATGCCGACCTGCGTGTACTTGAAGCGGTCGATGATTTTCGGGTGCTGCCGCAGTTGCAGGAAGACCGGATAGCCGACCAGCAGCGCGTTCGGGGGTTGCCCGATCTGCTGCTGGATCGTCGCCTTCTGCGTTTCGACGGCGGCAATGGGGTCGGAATCGTTGAAGTCGGACCACTGGCTGGTGCCGGAGAGGACCGTGTTCTGCGTCACCACCGTGGGGTCGGTTGCAACGGACGCCACCTGGATCTCACGCTGGAGATAGATGAGGTCCGTGAGGGTTTCCGTAGTGTCCACGTCCACGTCGATCGCCTGGTCGGCGTTGGCGCGCAGTTCGTCGGGGATGGCCTGCGCCAGCGCGTGGCCTTCGGCGAAGTAAGTGTCCGTGGAAAGCGTCCAGTTGATTTCATTTGCCCGCGCTCCGGGCCGGCGTGCGTCATCCATGATGCGGAAGCGGTCCTTCGAGTAAATGAAATATTTGTTGGACTGCTTGCTCACCGGAATCGGTTGGAACACCTGGTCCGCGATGAACTGGGCGTTGCGATACGCGATGGAAACGTTGGTCAGCGCCTGATCAACATGTACCATCGAAATGTCTGGCATGATCATTCTCCAAGTCCACTCCCGGCTGGCGCTCCGCGCGCGGGTGATGCAGCCGCCGGCTTTCAGCGATGGCTGTCGGCCTTCGGCGATCAGCGTTCAGCAAACATTTCCCTGCTGGCCGCTGACGGCTGCGTAACGCGGAGACCTGTCAGCAGGTCGCCTTGCCAGGAGTGCGACGTAGTACCCCGGCTGCTGACCGCCAGGGCCTGACCCGCAATAACATTGAGACATTGACCGATTGGCGGATTGGCTCAACGAGCTATGGCCACGATGATTCAATCTGTCAATCGCCTTAGCTCACTGGCACAACCACGGGGCCGGGCGAAAGGAACACGAAAAACACTTCGCCGGCGTTGGCCGAGCTTTCAGCTATGCCGACGATGTTGTGGACCGTCGCCGACGCCGGCACCGTGGTGAGGTCGGCCGCCTGGAGCGCGCCGGTCGCGTCCGCCACCTCGACGTACTGGCCTTTGTTGATCGTGCTTGCGGCGTACGCGCGCGAAATTCCGTACTTGCGCACCACGACGTTTTCATTCTGGTTCGGCTGGTCTTCCTGCGTAATTCCCCAGGCGAACTGGTTTGCGCCGGTCGGCAACTGGCAATCGCCGTCATTGGCGCCCGGTACGACGGCCCGATACTGCGTCACGCCCGTCGCGTTGGTGATCCGGTATGTCTTGTCGAGAACGTATGTTGCTCCTGCCACAGATTTCCTCCTGTAGGGACCGACACTGTCGGCCCGGTGATTTGAGCACGGCATGCCGTGCCCCTACGAAAACACTCGCTGACTGGCCCTCGCCGTCGGTGTTCGGACGGTGCAGGGGCGTGGCGTTGTTATCCACTCAATCAACAGCCCCGCCCTCTCGCTGCGGTTATTCGCCGCCGCTCACCGACCGCCGGTACTGCTGGATCAGGTCAGGCTGCTCGCGGCCGATTTCCGTGAGCGCCTGCCCGTAGCTGACGCCCCGCTCGCGCATCCGCTGCTCGGCCATGAACTTCACCTGCGCCTGGACGTTCTCCGGCACGCCGCCGGAAAATCCCACGGGCCGCAGCGGGATGCGCGCAGGCTGCTCGGACATCAGCCGCGTGAACGTGCCGAAGTCCGCCAGGGCGATGCGCCGCCAGTCGTCGCGGCGGCGCGGAAGGATCTTGCCGCTGCGCACGGCCTCATCGAGCGCCTGCTCGACCCGCGCGCGGAAGACTTCCACGGCAGGGACCGATTTCCCGCGCGCTTCGGCTTCTGAAAGTGCGGCCGCCGCCTGCTCCATCGGGACTTCAGTGTCGCCCGTGTCAGGCGTGGCGTCCGGCGCGGTGCCAAGTTCTGCCAGCGCGTTGGCCGCATCATCCGGATCGGCGTAGTATTCGTCCGCAAAATCCGGATGATGGACCGTGATTTTTCCGTCGGCGACGGAAAGCTTGACCTTCTTCATAGGACCTCCTGTTGATGGGGCGCCCTCGGGGGCGTCCGTAGTTCCGGCGCTTGCGTCGACCAGGCGGTACGCCGGATCGGACAGCCGGATTTGCGGCATTTCTTCGAGGAACGGCCGGTTGGTCAGCGCCACCGAAGTGAGCGTCGCGCCTTGAGGCCTGCCGGTCCGTTTGTTTTTCGCGCCCCAGTCGATGGCCGGCGAGATGTAGCGATACTCGCGGTTCCGCACCAGCGCGCGGGCGCGTTCCGTGGGCTCAAACCAGCCCCACAGAATCATGCGGCGGCCCATGGCTTCCGGCGGATCAATGCCGACAATCCGCCCGGCTGATGGAACAGGGCCGCCGGCGGCGACTTCCGGCATTTCGCTCGCGTGGTCATAATCCACGTTGACTTCGCCGTTCTGCCGCTCGCGAAAATTGCGCACAATCGATTCCAGGTCTTCGCGCGTGATCGCAAATTTACTGGACCCTCGCACCCACGTTCCCGTGACGGCCAGCGGAACGCGCACGCGTCCGGGCGCGCCGCCCGCCTCTGCCGTCAGCGCGGCCAGGAATCGAGGTGTTGTTTCGTGTACCAGCCTGTTCAGCATGTCGTCTCCAATCTCAAATTTGAAATTTCACATTTCAAATCGCCCTTTCCCAGATTTGACATTTCACATTGGAAATCGCCCTTTCTCAGATATGCAATTGCTCATTCACATGACCCGCTCTGAGATGTGAAATGTCATATCTCAAATCGCCCTTTCTCAAATGCGACATTTCACATTTCAAATCCCCGTTTGCTCGTCACTCCTCCTGCGGCGGTTGCGGCAGCCCCAGTTCCCTCGCCACGTGCTGCGCAAGTTCCGGATAGGGTGCAACGACTTTCGCCGTGGCAAGCTGCGCCAGCGCCGTGAGCGTTTCATCCAGGCTGCGCGCCCGGATGTTTGACACCGTAAGCGTCGGATACCGCTCGACGCCGTCCCAGTTGTAATCCACCAGCCGCCGCACGGCGGTTTCCGTGATGGTTCGCGCGATCTGCTCCGCCGTGGCCTGCACGGCGAGGTAGAAGAAGTCGGTCATTTCCTGGCCCAGGGCGCGGTTGCCGCTCGATTTCGAGCTCTGGCCGAGGTTCATAAAAAAGGCAAGAGCCGTTCTGGATATTTCTATATTGTGATGTTCTATGGAATTGAACAGGTCGCGCACCTGCCCCTGCACGCCCTGGAGCGTCAGTTTCCAGCCCGCCGGCAGCGCGATGCCCGTCTTTTCATGCGCGGCGAGTTGCGTCACCCATTTGGCCGCCGCCTGCCGGTCTTCTTTGGAAGCGTTCGGGGCCTGCTCGATGGTCGGGATGCCGAGGCCGTTGCGCTCGCCCGCGATCGCGTCAATGCGGTAGAGGCTGTGCTTGATGTACCAGTGCATGTAGGCGGGCCGCAGCATCGATCGGCCGAAGAAATTCGCGCCCTCCTTGTTGAAGGTGAAGACGGCCAGCCGGTCCACCGGGATCTCGACGCTCTCAAAGTTCGAATTGCGGTATCCGTACTGGTTCAGCGCCAGGAGCGTTTCCCCGTCCACGTCCGTGATCCAGCGGTAGAACGTGATCGGCAGGCGCGGCGCAAGGCGAGCCAGGCGCACGCGGTCGCCGTCAATCGCGTAAATTTCCTCATGGGCCGCCGCGCCGAATGCCAGCATCAGCAGCGCGTTGCGCACCACTTCGTCCCAGCACTGTGAGGTCTTCGCCCCCGACGGCGAAACGTACTCCAGCCCGCCGAACAGGTTGTCCTTCACAAACTGCGCAATCTCGCGGTCGAGCGGGTCCGGGCTTGCCGGCATCACGTCCCAGTTCGCCGCGCGGATCGGCAGTTCGCACGCCAGCAGCGTCGCGGCCACCTGCGCGTCCGACCGGCGCATCTTTTCATACGTCCGAATGGCCGTCAGCCCTTCGAGCTGCGGATTGTACTCGCCGAAGTCTTCAAGAAATCCGTGAAAGATCGGCGTGCCGGGCAGGCCCGAAGGCAGGGTCTCCAGGCTTGCCGTCGTGCGCTCAAGCGGCACGTCCACCTGCGATTCAGACATCATGGTCGGCTTCCAGGAAATTTCCAGCGGTCCGAGTTTCATTGATCGCATCCTCGAATCATCAGTAAATGACTCCATCGCAAATCACAGATTCAAATCTCACAGGTCAAACATGGCTCCCGGTTCCAGCTCAACAAAAGCCCTTGGATTGATGATGGCCGCTCCACCCGTCAGGTACGCATTCGCCGCGGCTGCTTCCGGCGCGGACTCCGCCGCCAGGTCCGCCAGCGCCTTGGCCCAGAACTCGTCCGCGTGGCCGGCGGCCGTGCGCACGGCGTCGAAGCGCAGATTGCCGCTCGGCGTCACCATCTTCTTCACGGCGCTGAACGCCCGCCGGACCTCGCGCGTGTCGGGCAGCAGAGACAATTGCTTTTCCATTCGCCGCTTGGTGCGGAACGCCAGGTCTTCCTTCACCGCCGCCGTAAAAGTCACCGGTTCGATGCGCGGGCCGAATTCTTCCGCCAGCGTTTCCGCCAGCATTGCGCCGATTCCGGTGGCGTCGATGGCCGCGCGGCGGACCAGCGGCGTGCCGTCCCCGCATTCAAGACGCATCAGCTCGCGCGCATATTCCAGTTGCTCTGCAAACGACGCGCGCTCCACCGTCCGCACAATCCGCGCCACGGCCAGCCGGTTTTCCGCAGGTTTCAAATCCGCGTTCCCAGCATCATCGCCGCTGCTGATGAGAGTCACCTCATCCAGCCAGAACACCGTGCGGTCATGGTGCCGCCCGACGTCGATACCCAGGAAATACTCAGGCAGGGAAGGGCTCTGCCCTCCCTCGAAGGCCCAGCGAGATCCCTTGCCCATTACGCCGCGCGCCGAGGCCAGCAGGTGGGCCGGGGTATCCGTTCTGGCCTCGGCGCTTAGGCAGGCGGCAAGGAGCTCTGGAGGAAAAAAGTTTTCCGCCGTCGATACAAACTGGCAGCAGAATTCCTGCTGAAACGTCGATTCGTCATCGCAACCGGCCCGCAGCAGTTCGATGTTGATCTTCAGCCCCTGTCGCACGGCTTCGTACACGTCGCACCAGTGTGGAGACCAGGTTGGGGAGAGAATCGCCCTGCCCTCTTGCGGCGCTGTTTTGCCCGCGTCTGCCGTCGGGGCCCCGGAAGGCTCTCCCACGACTCCTGCCGCCTTTGCCAATTCATAGAATTTCCCCTGCTGGCCGTTTGGAGTGGAAATCACCTCCAGGCCGTAGCCGCGCGTGATGGTCGGGAACAGCGCGGAATAGATTTTGTCCGCGTCGGCGTGGAAGGCGAATTCGTCCAGCGTGACGTTGCCCGTATAACCGCGCGCCGTATCGGGATTCGACGGCAGGCCGTAAATCACCGAACCGTTCGGCAGCCGCACTTCAAGCTGCTTCTGGCTGGCGCCTTCAAAGAAAGTCGATTCAAACGCCTGGGCGACGATGCCGCAACTCTGGATGTGCTCCTGCACTTTTTCCATCAGCAGCTTGGATTGCCGCTCGCCTTTTGAGAGGAAGATCCAGGTGGTCTTGCACTCGAGGCAGCGAAGCAGCGCTTCCAGAGTGGCCGAGAACGAGTAGCCGATCTGCCGCGCCTTTACCACGATCTTTAGCGGCGAGCGGTCTTCCACCCACCGCCGCTGATACGGCAGCAGCCGGATGGGGTTTGAAACCACCTCCACCCGCCTTTGGTAGGGGAGGGCTTTGCCCTCCCGTGCATTTCCGTAGGGGAGGGCTTTGCCCTCCCGCTCGGGAGCCCCAAGGGCTCCACTACCACGTGCGTTTTCGTTCGGGATGCCTCTGCCCTCCCGTTCGGGAGCCCTGAGGGCTCCCCTACCACGTGCGTTTTCGTTCGGGATGTCTTTGCCCTCCCGCTCGGGAGCCCCAAGGGCTCCCCTACCCGGGCTTTCCTTGTCGAGTGCGCGAACTCGTTTCTGCGTCTTTTTGCCGGGCTTTTCGTTTTGCTTTTCAGGCATCACGGGAACCATCTGAAATCTCAAATTTGAGATTGAGGATTTAACTGATTGCCTCAACCCCGCCGATCGACGCTCCTGAATCACTCTTCATCAACTTTCCCCACCGGCTCAACATCCCTGGGGACCACGGGAATCTGGAGCAGGCCGTAGATTTCCTGGATTTTCTCCATCGCCGCCGGGCCCAGCGTCGCGCCGCCTTTCTGCCTCTTCAATTCCTCCTGCAACTGCGCCAGCTTGGTCCGGGTCAGCTGGAGCTTGGCGATTTCCGCGTGCAGGCGCGTCCTGCGGAATTTCCTTTCCTCGATTTCGCGCTCGATCTGCATGTTGAGCAGCTTGCGCCGCAGTTGAATGTTGCGCCGCTCGAGCGTTCCGCGGATGGCGTCACGCAGCGTCAGGCCGCCGTCCTTCCGTTCGAGCCTTTGCAGGCCCGTCAGCATGGCGGCATAGGCCAGTTCCGCGTCCACGGAACCGGGGTTGGCCAGAGCTTCCTTCAGCGCCTGCGCCCGCTCCACCTGGAACTGGATGCGCCGCTTCTGCAATTCGAGATTGCTGCGATAAAGGTTCTGCACGGCCTGGAGCGTCACCGGCACGCCGCGCTCGTTCAGCGAGTCCTGGACGTCCTCAAACGTTGCGCCTTCCACCAGCATCCGCTCCGCGAGTTCGCGCATATCGGCCGGCAGTTGCCCCGCGTCATTCACCGCGCTTGCACGCCGTCCCGCCGCGGGTGTTTTCTTCCCCGCCCGGCTTGCCGGCGCCGCCTCTCCGCCTTCACAGCCGGATTGTCGTTTTTTCTCCACCATCGTCGTTGTCCGCCGAAGCATTGGGTGATTCCCCGTCGCTTTCACCTGTCACTGTTCTTGAATATCCGGCTCCAGGTAGATGCCCTCGTCCCTGGGAAGCCGGCCGTCGAAATAGTCGATTCCCTTGGCGGAAATTTTCACCAGCGTGATGTAGCGGCGCGCGCGCGGGCCGCGAATGTTGTCCACGTTCACCAGGCCCTTTTCCGCCAGATAGGCCACATGGAAATCCAGGTCTTCCAGCGGCACGGGATAGCCGAAGATGTCGAGCTCGCCTTGCAGCAACGGGAGGGTTGCCGATTGCGGGTAGATCAGTTTCAGGTAATAAAGGATTTTGCCTCTTACGATTTCTTTTTGCCTTACGCTGCTCGTCATGCCTTTTTCGCTCCTGTTGTTCTGGCTGGTCCTTACTGCTCGATCGTTGTGGCACGTTTTGCCGTGCCTCGGCCCTCCTCCGGCCGCTGGGCCATCCGCTCGATGTCGCGGTGCATGGCCCGCAGCGCCACAAGAATCTGCTGGTGCTCAAGGCTGTCGCGCGAATCGCTCTGTTCGACGCTCGATGCCAGGCGCGAGAGCGCGTCCGCCTGCGAGCGCTGCGCGTTCAGGAACTGCTGGACGTAATGCTCCGCCATGCCAAAAACGCTCTCCATCTGGCGGCGTTTGACGTCGAGCGTGCGCTCAATCCAGAGCTGCGCCAGGCGCATCAGGCCGTAGCTGAATGCGAGCAGAAGCAGCACGCCAGGCCCCCACCACACCGCCATGTGGGCGAAATCTTCGGGCATCATCGCACCGCTTCTCCAATCGCAAAGCCCATTGCCACCCCGATGGCCACATGCTCCGCAGTGCGGGCCAGACGGCCCAGAAACGTGCCCCGCGCCGCGCGCAACTCGGCCTTGCACTCGGCGGATTGCTGCGCGAGGATTTTGTCTCTGGCCGCAATCGCGTCGTTGAGGCTTGCCACCGAGCTTTTCAACCGTTCGATGGCGGCCTCATCGGCCTGCGCGCGCGCCTGGCAATTCGAGAATTGTTGTTGCTCGATGTTGCTCTCGGAGCGGCAGGCGTCGAGGTTCACAACGGCCGCGGCCACCTTCCGCGCGCCGGAATCCGTCAGCGCCAGCGCGGCCGGCTTGCCATCCTGAGGGGAACGGAAATCCTGCGCCTGCAATCCAAGCTGGGCGGCCACCCGGGTCACCACACTGGAGATGGGAAGGGTGGCCACCTGATCAGCCTGGACCTGCGCACGTCGGCGCAGTTCGTCGAGTTGCACCGCCAGCCGCTGGTTCTGTTGTTCGATCGCACGGCGGCGCTCCTCGATCTTCTGAACGGCTCTGGCGTTTTCCACGTTGGCGCGCTCGATGTCCTGCCGGGCCTGCTGCTTGAGCGCGGCGATCTGCGCGGACGTCTGCTGCCGCACCTGTTCGAGTTGCGCCCGCCGGCGAACGTCGGCGTCATGCTGCCGGAGCCAGAAAGCCGCCAGCAGCACGCCGACCAGCGCCAGCCACGCTTGCCAGGGAACCCGTTGCCAAAGTTGTTTGATCATTCGCGCATTCACTCACTGTTTCTTGTTCGCCACGCGCTGCACGGTCTCGCCGGTTTTGCTGAGGCCGTAGAGCGTGGAGATAAACACCGTCAGACCCTGCAGGTCCGGAAGATGATGCGTGGTCCATACCAGGTAAGACACCCATCCGCCGCCAAGCAGCAGGCCGATAAATGAGCCTGTGCGTCCGAAACTTGCTTCACCGGATTCGGAAAAAAGCTGCCGGATGTATTGCCTCAT